CCCCAGATCCAGTTGCGGCATAGAATCCCTCGCGCCCAAGCCAAACGGCTGTGCCATCCGGCATTGTTTTAATTGAGGAGGGAGCTACGCACCCAATTGTGGGGTGGAGAGTTCGCGTCTGAAACCCTTTCCCTCCAAACGAAGAGACAACGATAAATGTAGTGTTCTCTGTAAAAACCAGGAGGCCATCTTGGACCTGACACATGCCAGTAATCTCTCCCCCTCGGGGGTCTGGGTAGATCTCCTCATGCTTAAGAAAAGTTCCCCATCTTCCAGGCATCGAGGGGTGTATCTTCCCTGGAGAATCTCGGAAGTTCGCTGCCCAGCCTCTCCCAAAAGCTAAGGTGTAGAGCTTGTAGGGAGTGACAGCCACGACATCATGGGGCACGGATAAGAGGAAGTGGTCGGGTACATTGTCTGGGAACCCTGTTGTTACATTGTCTGGAATCGCGGAGGAAGAGAGAAACCCCCCTGCTGAGTATCCAGAGACTTCATAGAGGCTCAAGCTCCCAGAGTTCAGGGTGTCTCGAGTTCGGCAAAAGATTCTCCCAACCGTTCCTGGAGGTCCTGGGTCAATTCCTGTCCAGAAAATAAACTTCAGGAGTTCTTCTACGTCTCCTACTGCTTTACTTGCTGTAGCTGGAATCGTTAGCGTGTCGCTCTGCCCGGAGAGGGCAGAAAGATTGCCCCAAAGATCTAACCACTGAACTGCTGCTCGATACTCTGACTTCGCAATCCTTCCCTCGTGCCCGGTTGAGAGGGAATCAAGGGCAATCGTTCCTACTCGACCTTCTCCTGCCCAGCCTCCAACGTCTCCCCCAGCATGGTCATACCAAGTCTTTCCGGCATTCAGTGGACTCATCCCTAATGGAGGACCAGGAGCATGGAGAAATCCCAAGGGGAGAACAGTTCGGCCATCATAAAAGAATGGACGAGCAGATTCTCCGGAAGGAATGATGACGACCCCGCTCGGAGTAGACTCAAACTGGCAGGGAAATCGAGGCTTGTCATCGGCCCCAACGTCTGCCAGAAAATCGGCTGAGGTAGGTGCGATCAGATCATCCCAAGTATCGTTGGGTCCCTGACCCGCTTCCCAGCCCTCAAATACTCGAATCTTACTTCCATCTTGAATTAGGAGAACTTCCCGCTCTCCCCCCACACCCAACTGGGCATGGTAGATCCCTTTCATATTCGTATAGGTCGGGAAATTGCTTCCGTAGTCAGGAACGTATGGCGCAGGACCCCAGATAGATCGAAGAGTCCCCTCCTCTGTGAGGAACATATTCGAGATCTTTGATCCAACATCACCAGGCAGAATCAGGCTTCCCGACTCAACTCGAATCGGAAGAACGTCCGACCTTTGGCGAAACCGGGTATCAGCCATTTGTTCTCCTCAGAAGGCTATTTCGCCTCGGCAGTCTTACTTGCCCTGGGTGTGTTTTTAGGAAGTTTTTTCAATCCCTTCTTAGGGAGATGACTTCCATCTGGTGCGTAGACCAGTTTCCAAGACATCATCTCTTCGGAGGACTCGTCTAAACGCTCGAAGGTGAGGCCGAAACGGCGGAACAATCCGAGGACTTTTCCGCACTGGGTAATACGAGCAAAACAGAGCATCTGCTCCATTTCATCGCCTCGGAGGCGTTCATAGACTGCTCCCGTCTTGATTAGAACGGGTTCGAGAACTGTATCATCAACTTTTGCCATCTTATTGGGCTCCTTTTAGGAAGACGGGAGATTGTACCACCGACGCCAAGCACTATTTGTATTATTGCTTCTGTTTGCGCGGGCAGGTTTTTTTAATAACACTTCTCCTGGGTATCGGAGATCTCCATATCGTTTGGTTAGAGTAAAAAGCGTTTCACGGAATCGTCCAAGGGATCGATCAGCAAGTTCGACATTCCCCTGGGCTTCGTAAAGAAAGCCGAGTGCCCGGTAGAGGAGAACATCAATTCCATCCGGATGGATCTCAGGAACATCCTGGTCATCCTTCAGCTCATTCGGACGAAGCAAACATCGAACTTCCACTTGGTAGCGATCATTCGGGCGTGGGTAGAATCGAACAGATTCATATCCATGGACATCTCGAAGTCGTCGATGATAGTCCGGGAGGATCTGCCCATTATCTACAAAGAGTGTTGTGAATCCATCGACATCCGCCAAGAGAACAAAAGCATCTGGGGTTTCTTGCTCAACTGCTCCCGCATACCGATTCGGGGCCGGAACAGCCGTGGTGTAGTTTACCGCATCAACAGTAATTCGACGACGGTAGATCCTCTTTCTCCACCCGCCGTGGTGGAATCGACGGTCGGCGGCTCGTCCGAATCCTTGCATATAATCAATATCGGGAGTCGTGAGACTGATTGCGGCCCCCGTGTCATCATTTATTGTCGTAATGGAGACGATTGGACTTGGTGCTGATTCCCAGAGAGGCTCACTACGAGACGGCGTAGTCTGGGCAGCGGAGTAGGGACCAGCGGGACCAAAGTCTCGGAAATCTCCGTCCCGATATCCCCAGGCATAAGTAAAGCAATACTCGAATTGTCCCGCAGGTTCGGGCCCAAGCCAAGCTCCTCCGCCTCCCGCAACCAACGCCGCGACCGGAGGAGAAGTGGGGGACTCAATCTGTCGATGATATCGGCGGAAGGCTGCTCGGGGGAGTCCGCCTACTACAGAAGCAGGAGAATCTCCAAAGGATAGGTTCTCGGCTTCCATCTGCCCGATGATGTTTAGGGGCCAGTTCTGATTCTGTTTGAACAGGCGGATCGAGTTGACCTCGATCACATTGTCTGGAAGATAATAATCCTCAGAATAAATCCTCCAATCCATCAGGGCATCAGTAAGATTATTCCAGGGCTGAAAAAGGGAGATGTACTGGACATTTGTATCGGTCCAGATGTCTCGAATCATTCGTCGATGTTGGACTCCTGCCGGGTCTGTCACCAGGATCATCCGACCATTCCAACGGCCCGTTGTGTCCCAGGGAGTCATTCCACCCGTAGTTGTTGGGAGAACACGAAAGAGGACCCAAGGATCATTAGCAACAACAGAAATAGTATCTGCTGCTGAGGCCGGAGCAAGATCCCGAATAGCGGTAGTATCCGGCTGCTCATCATTGATTGTTGCGAACCCAACACGTTTCTCAAAAAAGAGAAATGGAGCTTCTTGAGTAAGCTGGAAATAAGCTCTGTTTATGAATTCATTTGCACGAGTCTTGGCGTCTGCTGACTGCTTAGGAGACCAGTCGGCTTGAGAAAACATTGCTGATCTAATCTCTCCAAGATTCATGACGCACTCCTATAAGGGTAAGCACCCCCCCGAAAGGGGGTGCCACCTTTAGTTTACTACAGATCGAGCGAATCAACCTGGGCAGTTGATCCAGCAAGTCGCCGCGTTGGTCGCCGCAACGGCTTCTGTGGAGAAACCAAATGCGAACGTAGTCGCAGCGACACCCGTAGTATCGGCTGTGCCTGCGACACCATTACCTACCACCAAGGGTAAGTTAATTGCGATCCCGCCTGTGTCTGCCAATACCTCTGCAATGCCTTTCTTCTGGACGAATCCATAAGAACCGGCGGCGATGAGGTGTTGTGCAACACCCATTACACGGATGGTAGGAGCATTCACAGGAGCGATGATTGCGTCGTAAGTAGCGGTTGCTGCATCACGGGCAACGATAGTTCCCAGGACAAAGTTGGCTGCATCATCATTGAAGACGTACACCCAAACTTGCTCCCCCTGGTTTGCTGTAGGAACAACCAGTTCAAACCCCAGAGGAGCTTGCTGATCAAGAGTTACGGTTGTGGTACTAATACCAGCCGCAGTTGTAATAGCCATGATAAGTCTCCTTAAGACTTTAAGAGTTTATGGGGTTCCGCCGCCGGTAACTACACCGTTTGCACGAAGTTGATCACAGTACATTCCCATGTTGAGGACGTACTCGTAACGCCACATGTCTTGCTCAGGAATCCGGATAGGACCACGAATAGCGAAATCGCCTTTCGTTTCCATGCCAGAATCATGGCCAAGTGTGTACATGTGCCAAGTATCAGTCTTCATCATGTAGATGACGCCATTGTTGGCTCCACCAGCAGTGAACTGAGTCAGGTCGATTGAGTTCTCAAGGAAGAAGTCTGCCTCAAGGAATGGAATTCCCTGACGAAGTTGCTTCGGAGCCTTGTCGCCCTCAACACGCATGACGCGAACTTGATCATCGAGATCATCGATGTAGTTCAGATAAGACAACTCGTCACCGAGAAGCAAATCTACAGGACCGCTTGCCTTAGAACCTTGACGGCTCGCAGCGTAATAGGTCTGACGCATCGTCGCACGACCATCGGTCGCGAAAGATGAGATCTGACCATATTGGTTATACCAGCCCGCAGTCGTGGCTTTATTCAAACCAAACACTGCGTTACCAGCAGCAACCTGAGCAGCTTGCGTTCCAAACTCGAAAGCACCAGTTCGGGCAGCAGCGAGTCCAGGGTTGTAGGTCGTATCACCGTTTAGGGTGAGAAAACCATTAACACCAGTACCGTTACCGGAACCAAGCTGATCTGCAATACGCTCATGGAAGTCGGACAAAGCCAACTCAGGATACGCTTTGATGATCTTTGCTAAATCATTCTCGCCATTGGCCTCTGCGAGGTCCTTGCCGGGAATATCAAATGCATAAATCATGCGGGGGGCATAAGAACTACCACGTTGAGCCGATTGGGTACGGCCTCCAGCGATAACTTCGGAACCAGTCGTTACTTGCGTAACAGAACCAGGACCACCAGATACGACCACAAATTCACGATACGGGCCTTTCAAAGTAGCTCGATCTGTATTCCCACGCTTCACAACCCGCTCCATGAGGGGGTGCCAAAGAGAAAACAGTTCCGAGTACCCTGGAGCCAGATCTTGCAGAGCGGTCGCGACTACGTCGGGACTAATTGCCATCTTATTTTTCCTCTATGGGTGACGGGGGGGATGAGGGAGAACCCTCGCTATCTCCTGCCCCCGCCATGCACAGAAAATGCACGTCGAGCAGCAAGAAGTCTCATTTCATCTAACGAGTTAGCATCGTTCACGGTCTTTTTCGCCACTTGGGGGCGAGCGGACCTAACCGCGCCATTCGTAATCTTTGCCCCGGTACGAGGAGCTTTGGCTTTCGCCTCTGCCGCCGCTTTTGCCCGGGTAGCAGCTACTTCCTCGGCAGAGGGCGCAACTGGTTGGGATTTGACTTCTTCAAGTTGAGCGTGTGCCTTCGCTAACTTGAGTGCGTACTCATCAGCTACTCCATCTTTCTTCGCGTCAATCGCGACTTGGAGCGCATCCTTCGAGAGGAAAACAAGCTCTGCGGCGACGTAGGCATCCCACATCCCCCCATACTCATTCTCTTCCACCAGAAACGACGAGAAAATCTCGAGCGTTTTCTTGTCTTCTGAAAGTTCTTTATGATCCAGCCAGAAGCGGTCGACGTACTCGCCAACAGCTCTGTCTTCTGTCGTTGAGAGAGTTTTTTCCAGATCGGTATAAGCGACATTGCGCTCATCCAACTGGGACCGTAACTCCTCCAACTCTTTTCCCAGCGACCCGACCCGAGGATCCTCGTCCTCAGAGAGCATCGCTGCATACATCGAACGGAGCGTGGAGATCTCGTCCGCTTTCTCCGCATAGCTTTTTTCATAATAATCTGAGATTCCACGAGCAGAGTCATGGTACTGGTTTGGAAGAGAATCAACTTCTCCATTCCAAGAGTTCCATTCAACAGTAGGCCAAGCATCATCGGCTGCTGTACGAGCAGGCGCACCGCCGGGGGCTGCCGCCACTCCTTCCGCAGAAATGCTCGAATCTGCCGCAGCCTGGGAGGCTTCCGGTTGAGCAACGACAGCCGAATCTCCGACTGGAGGGGCTTCTACTGCTTGGGGAACTTCTTCACTCACGCCATATCACCCGGGAAAGCGCCAGCAGCGGCTTTATTTCGCATCGAGACGAGGTCGAACTCTACGGGTCCTCCCCCCTCTTCCATTCCGCCACCAGCTTCAACTAACTCATAACCATACTGCTCAAACCATTCCATAAGAGCGGCTGCATCTGCGCCATGCTCTTCAAGAGCGGCTGCGAGAGCTTCAGTGGGGGAAGCAAAATCCATTGCTCCTTCCTCTTCGCCCAGAATTTCTTCCTCGCCTTCTCCACCCTCAACCATTTCTTCTTCGCCTTCGAGTTCTAAGACTTCTCCAGCCTCTTCTTCTTCTTCGAGACCTTCTTCTAAGAAAGCGGGTTTTTCATTAGGCATTTGTTTTCTCCAGGAGGTGTTCAGGTTTTACCTAAGCGCAGCGAGATAGTCAAGCTAAGTCTATGACACTTTGGGTACTTTGCCCAGGGGGATATTCTTAAGTTTTAGACCTGGACCTTTAAATCGCCATTCTTTATCGCCTTACGTTGGGCATTATCTTTTCGTGCAAAAGATTTTCGATCCTCATGATCACGGAATCCCATAGCCTTGGCTTTCTTGTCTGCTTGATTGTATGCATCGTCCCGTAGGTTCCTAAAAGACGTATCGGTCGGACTGACTAAAGCCCGGTCAGGTCTTTTAGCGAAATACGCTTTTTGCTCTTCCGGAGAGTTGAAGGTTTGTCCGATCTGTTCAATGTTGAGTGCCTGGGAACCTCGAGGCCCAATAAATGCTGGGGCGCTCCGGATAACTGTTTCCGCCTTCTTCTTACAAAAAGGACAAGAAAGACCTCCGAGGTTTAGGTACTCAGTTGCTCGCATAACTTCATCGAACTCACCACAATCAGTGCATCGACCTATATAGGTAGGCATTATTGATCCCTTGGAATGTTTGGATTGAGTTCAAAGGGCGCTCCACCGAATCCTGTAAGTGGACTCCCTTCTCCGCCACCGGGACCGAATCCTGCTGGATTAGGAGGAAGAGGGGGCTCTGCTCCGGGAGGAAGTCCCCCAGTTGCTATCGTATCTTCGCCACCTTGGGGAGGAGGGCCTAACTTCGCTTGCGCTGCTTGAGCTTCTTGGGCGGCGGCTTCGGCTTCTTGCTCGAGTTGCTGGGCGCTTTTGAGGACATCCTGCATTTGTAATAGCTCGCAGAGTTTACGAACCAGGGTGCCCTGATCAACTTGGGGGTTCTCTTGGAGAAGGGGGAAGAACTGCTGCAAGTTTCGAAGTTGCACCAGCCGATTGTTTTCTGTCGGAGAATAAGGAATGGCTTCATAGTCATACTCTAAAGGTTCCTCACCTTTCTCAGAAAGAATCTCTCTTGCCATCATTGAGGCCCGGGTGATTTCGACAACTTGTGCGTCCGCAAGCAGGCGGACTGGGAGGATCTCGTCCTCTGCGAGGAACTCCTCATAGAGTCCTGTAATCGTCTGGGCTTGCCAGGAGATTAGATCGTAGATTTCTTTTTGCCGACGACCATTCCGAGTCCTCGTCGCAGTATCCGCCAACGCGACTTCGGTTGCCACATCAGCCACACCGACAACTCCCCGAGAGTATTGCGGAATACCCAAGATGAATTCAATGATCTGGATACACCGATCTCGGGTTTGGGAGAACTCGGGTGAGAGGCTTGGGGTTTGGGTATGCCCGATGATGTCTTGGATTGAGGCATTTGCTTTTCCTGCGACTTCTACGATTGATCCGGGAGAGGTAGCATTACGCATCTGAGTCCGAATATGTTCTGGATTATCTACCAGCCCAGAGTTGAGCATTGTAATGGGAATCGCTGTTTGGGCGAACCAAAGCATCAACGTATCCAACTCATTCAATCGCTCAAGGATTGGCTGGATTAGAGATACATCACTGAGCCCACCAATGTCCTGGAGATTGTCATTGAAGGAAAGCTCATAAAAAGGATTCCGGCAGAAACGATAAGGAAGTTCGCCACCAAAGAGAGGCTCATCATTATCTTCAAGGAAGTGATAGTAGCGCCCTTCTCCTGAGAAATCATAGACCTCATAAACTGTGACCCACTCAAAGATCTCCTTTGAAGAATCATTCATTAGAGATTGGTCTTTCAATCGATCTCGAAGCCACTCAGGATAGGCTCCAAAAGAAGCTTTTTCTGCCACCTTGGGATCATAAGCTCGATCAGCTTTCTTCCCTTTTCCTTTCACGCGAGCATTGAAATCCTCACGAGTAAGGACCGTGACCTCAATGAGGTAGCGGATATCATCCCATCGCTCTGCTGTGAGATCAAACCAAACGTGACGGAGATCCACCAC